CCTCCCAGAAGCCTGCCAGGTCCTGCCATTCAGTGTAGAAGATCTGGTTCATCTTCCCGGAACCGGCTGTCTCACCCGTGCCCCACGCGACCGTGACACCGTTCTCCGAGACCGCTGTAGCCAGGATGTAGGAATCGTCGGAATGGATGTAGGTGATCAGGCCGACGATATTGCTGTTGGAAGTGCCGGTGACCTGGAAATAGTCGCCCACTGTCCACCCCGTACCGATACCTACGGACGCGAGCTTGCCCGTGGCCTGCGTGATCACGATGCTGCCGGTGAAATACTGCAGGTTCTCTGCAACGCTCTCAAATAACTCAATGTTGTTCATACCCTCCTCCTATTTCTTCCTTAATCAATCGAAGTCTTGTTGTCACTTCCCCCTTGTCTTGCGAGGCATTGCCTTCTTGTAGTTCTTCACAAACCACTCCGCCTGGGCGGGAGTGTCGAATGTGAGGTACTCGCCGGTCTGGAGCGCCATGCGCGCGGCATCCTTGGACGGGAGGCGCGTGAGCTTGTTTGTCTGCTCATTGTGAACGATCTCAGGATATACGAATACGCCACCGCCGGGGAGCTCGGAAAATGCCATCAGGTGCGTGGAGTATGAACCGGGCTGCTCGGCAATGTCCGGGCGGGAAAGGATCGGGTACTTGTCTGGGGTAAGGATGCGGCGCACGAAGTTCTTGTCCTGGTTGCGCAGGAGGAGCTTCTGGAGGTGGGAGCGCTCCATGTCGGCATCGATGTTACGATCTTCATCCAGGCGCTTTTCCTGCGGAGTCTGTTGGTTGGGGATGATGGTACCGGGCTGGGATGGGACCATTACTTCGGGGCCCTGCTCGCCAACAACGTACGGCTGGCCGGGAGCAACGGGTCCGCCCTCTGCACGACCTTCGATAGGCGGGCCCTGGTTAAACTGACGCTCATCCTGTCCGACTACCGGGGCGCCTGCTTCGTTAAGCTGGCGAGCTCCCTGGCCTGGTGCAGCGCCTCCGGGTGGAAGCTGGGCAGGGGCTGACTGGCCGGGTGGAAACACCTTGCGAAGATCCAGCTGGATTGAGCGGGCAGTTTCCTCAAGTAGATACTTGCGACCCTCCGGACCAAGAATCTGGATATCGATCGGGTTGGCCGTCTGGGCCATGAATTCCAGGCGGCGGGCAGCCAGCTGTTCGCGCACAAGAGCGGCAGAGGTCCCAGCGGTAACAATCTGGTAGTCGCAAATGAGGCCCTCCATCGCCGATTCGTTAATCACATAAAGGTATTGGCGCTCAACAGAAGGCTTGGTCATGTTAAGGTCTATGGAAGAAACAAGGCCGCGGATACCGCGAGCGGCTGCACCCATGAGCATGGAAAGGCCCGAGGCAGTGTTGCCAGCGCCTCCGACCTGGGAATCTCCATGGGCATATGCGGGGATGGAAGAGTGCTCGTCTGCAATCTTGGAAAAATTGGTATACACGCTCATGAGCCGCTCAACAACCATCGGCGGCTGGTAAAAGTTCAGGGCCGGACCGGTGCTCATCATGTCGGAAGTGACGTCCCATACCTTCCAGGGGGTAAGCTTGTTATCCTGGCGAGCGTAAACGGGGATACGATCAATGTTGCGCTCAACCTGGGGGCCGGAAGCCATGGCGCTGCTATTAACGATTGCACGTGCCATTGCATTGCATATCTGCTGGCAGTCAGAGATTACCTGGGGGAGACCCTTGCCCCAGAAAGAACCATCGATGTTTTCAAAAGACGTTTTGTAAAATGGCTTGCGTCCAAGGGGATCATCGTTCAACATGGCACCGATGACGTGATTCCCGATAAGGTATGCTTTCACCGGGTAAAACATTTCCGACTCAAGAGGGTTATTATTAAGGTCTACCTGAAGCCCCCATTCTGTAAGTTTCTCGCCATCGAGCGCACCCCAGAATTCCAGCATGTCCATCTTATCGGAATCATAGGACATCTGTGATTGCTCACCCTTGATGTCGGCAAACTCCTGATCAACCGGAAGCCATTCAGAAAGCTTGCCGCCACGCATATCCTCCAGGGCACCGATAATTTCTAGGTCAGAATAGCCGGGAACGCCAAGGAGTTGCTGCAGGGCAAGGGGGGTGATCTTGACACGGTCAATCAGGTAGCCGTCATTAATATCAGTGGACCCCGGAGCAGGGTATATATATAAAGGATGGCGCGACTCCCAGGTGGGATAAGGTTCCTCGACAACGTTGGATGACATTTTACCGGTCTGGTCGGGGGCTATCTTGAGAACCTTGCGCATCTTGGTAACGGGCCCCTTGAGGAACCCGGTGTGCATAACGATATTTGGGATTGTTCTGCGCAAGGAATCATACCAGCCGCCCTCGATAAGCTTGTCGTCAATCACCTGCTCAGCATCGCGACCCTTCTCCCGGGCACGGTTTATGATCTCCTCACGGACAGCCTTCTTGATTGCGTCCGCATTCTGTTCTATCTGCTGCTGGATATAATTCATGTCAGGCTGCGTGCCCATAGCCATGGAGGTCTGGGCAATCTGCTCAACAATATTGTTGAAGAGCTCCTCGGCGATTTCCTGCATGACAGCTTCGGGAAGTTCGGGGATGGGTGTAGGTTCTATCCCCCAAGGACGCTGGTTGGGTTGAAACAGGATATCCTGCACCCAAAAGTCGGCGTTCTTACACTTGGCACCAGTGATGGCCATAAAGACTTCAGAGCCACCCATTTCGCGAATAGCAGCAAGCTTGGAGGGATCGTACTGGGCGTCTATCTGACGCATATTCGCAAGGATCTCTGGCTCAACGCCCATCTCCTTAAAGCGCTTCGCGTCATCAAAGCAGGTCCTGATGTATGCTGAAATTGTAGTGTTTGCCATGGAGGACACGCCGGATTCCGCTTCCTGAAACGCAACGGCCTGCCGGTCAGCCTCTTGCCGCTCCTGTGCCTCTAGCTCACTATTAGGAATAACTCTCATGTTGGTTTCCCCTTACTATGTCCATGCCGACATTGATATCTTTGCACGCTGTGGAGGCGGAACGTAACGCGAACCCATGTGCTGATAGCTGTTGGCAATTTGCGCCGGGCGATCCACTGTCAGACATGCGTATTGGAGCGCATCCATCGGGTGGGAAAATTCGTTCTTCACCGCAACCTCTGAAAACCGCTCGTCCATACCACGTATCTTCTTCAGCTTGTATTCGCCGTTGAACCCCTTGCGGAGTATCGGACAGTTTGGGCCAAGCCTGAATGCGGGCTTGCCGTCCTTGGAGATTTTCGTAAGGAAGGAGTCAACAGCATTGTAGCGGGCAAGCCAGGAGTTTGTGTATGCGGGAGAGGCCGGGAACCCCAGGATCTTGAGTTCGTCATAGCAAGACTTTTCATCAGAGTCTGCGCGACGGATTCCGGATGGGTCGCCGGTGATGATAATCTCGTAATTGCGTAAGTGGGCAAAGAGGAACGGGCGAACAACGTCAAGCATGAAGCGGCGCAACCCCATGTCTTCGGAGATGAACTCGTTGAAGACGCTGAAGAATCCATTGGGGAGAAACTGGCAGAACACAGCTGCAGGGTTAAGGCCGAAGTCAAGGCCGACGATTACGGGAACGCCCTTCGTCGGGATGATCGGTGATTCAGAAAAGTGAAGCTGGTCGGAGTAATTCGCAAACACCGGCTTCCCTTCCCGGATATAGCCGTAATCACCATCAATATACACCTTAACAAATTCTGGATCCTTGCCGATAGCAAGATTGCGGTAATAGTTCGGGGAAAGGTATTTGGTGTTTTCCGCCTTGTCTGAACGACCTGACGGCTGACGATAAAGAACATATTTTGTTTGGAGAAGCGGATCTTTCGGGACCTCCTCTTCAAAAAACTTGTACTGCCAGGAAGAGGTATCGGGGGGGTTGGAGTCAGCGATAATGCCAGACCACGTACAGCCACCGTCCTCCTGTGCCGGAAACCGGCCGCAGCGCCCCTCCATGGTCTGGGAGATGATCTTGGGAACCTCGCGCCACTCATTAAACCACGCCCCGGTAAGTTCAAGGGAGAGAAGGTTGCGAACATGTTCGGGCTTGTCGAGGGAACGGAAAAGGATTTCTATCTCGCAGCGGGTGCCGTCGTCGAGGACGATCTTGTCTATGATATAGGAAAAGTTGGTAATCTTGAATGTGCCGAAGTGTTCGGGTGGGAGCCACTGGAAAACAGTCGCCATGGTGGTGTCCTCCAAGACCTTATAGGACTGTGAGCACCAGAATGCCTTTTTGTTGCGCCTGACATAGATGACATGTGAGGGGACCTCGACACAATAGACATCACCGGAGTAATCGACCTTCTTCCATCCGGAATATTTCCCGGCATAGCCACCGACCTTGAGTCGTGGAGTATGTTTTTTGTCCGTCACAAATGTAAGCAGCCAGACATCGGCATTTTGTTTCGTATTGACCCCATCTATAACAATGTGCGGATGCGCTTCATTTAGGAGATTTATATTCATCACCATTCCGGCACGAAGCGCTAATTCTTGCAAATCGTCAGCTAGTTGCGAAGACGAGGTTGACGCGTATATCGTTTTTGTGTTCTTCTTGTGCAGCCCGTCTCCGGCAATGTAGCCCGTCAGGAACCTCTTGATATATTTAGGTGGGGCATCTTTCAGCCATTGCGGAACACGTTTTGTTGTGGCCTTGCCGAGGTCAAGCAGCCACCCAACCATTTCCTTGGTATCATCATTCATCCGAACCCAAAATGTTTTCTGCCCACCCTCTTTGCCCGTTTCGGAATATGGGATACCAGCTTTTTTGAATAGCCTGCGGACATATTCAAGGTTGTTCTTCTGTGAAATAATGCACCGCTTTTTATCATATCCGTCATAGTTGTATATCGCGGCATGACCCTCGGCCATCCAAAACCCAAACCATTCCATGAAGCCTAATGAAAGCTGGGGCGCCTGCCCTTTCCATTTTGCATCGCGTCTTACTCTCGTGTTGACCTTGCCAAAAATGTCTGCAGCAGTCCTGAACCGCCACTCTCCCCATGACTTCTTCCTGCAATTCCTCATTTGGACGTGCATGGTGTGCTCTGGGGTTACACAGAAATCAACGCCCTCGTTTTCAAAGGAGACCATCTCTCCGGTATAATCGTATTTATAATGGTTTAATGGGGATACAAAGACGAGTTCATCATTGACAAGTGATGCAACCTTGTCTGTCTTGAGGAGATTCTTGAAAAGCTGCCACCCACGCTGTTCCGTGAGAATTTCGGTTTGATCGTCATAACAGTGGCGCACCACCGCCCACTTGGAACGACGAACACCATCCGGCATTGGAGCCTGGCTGATACCCACATTGATGATCTCAGCAACACATCCGGACGACTTGCCAGAATTGTGGTGAATCGTCCCGTCAACGGTTACATAGTTATTCGTATTGAGGACTTGCATGTCCCAATAAATTTCCTTGACAGGACTTCTTTTTATTGAGAGGATAGCCCCATCGGATAAGGAGGAACTACATGAATGCGAATACGAGGATGGTTGTGTCGCTGTATGACGGGGAGAGGACCTCGACAGAAATCGCTGCAATTGTTGGGCTATCTCCCCGTTATGTCCGAAGGATCGCAGAGCAGCGGGGACTACCGCGAGTAAATGTCGGAGCTCAGCCCGGAGAGAAAAACCATCAATATGTTTCTGGCCGAAGAATTGACCCCGATGGGTATGTTCTTGTAACCGCGCCGCAGGACCACCCATACGCCAGACAGCGGACTCATCGAAAAGGCAAGCTGATGTTTGAACATAGGCTGGTACTGGAAAAAAAGCTTGGCCGCTATCTACTGCCCGGAGAAGTCGTTGACCATATCGACGGGCTGACTCTACATAACAACCCATTAAATTTGAGGCTGTTTGAAGGTAACGGAGACCACCTGCGTGAGACGATAACGGGGCTCCCGAAACGAACTTCGGTGAGTGGGATTCAGAACATAAAGACAAGATTTGCCCAACCTGAAGGCTGGAAACCGGTTGATATGTTTTATCTGCGCAGAGCACGCGGTGATGTCCGGCTGCGCGCCATTCTCCTCGCAGCGTTGAGACTTGGTATAGATAGTCATTTCCTTTTGGGAAGCTCCCACTGGACAAGGAAAGCTCAAATCGACATGACTTCTCGTCCCACGATAGAACACGCGTTGGCTGAGTTAAACCAGAGATGGGAGCAGGACCTCTCTCAGTGAGCACGAGGGTGTCTCCCGAAACGCAGCCGAACGGGCCATAAATTACCTTAAACTCACGCCTGTCATCGCTGAACTCGCGAATTGTCGGAGCATCCGAATAGTCGTATATCTTCTGGAACCCAGCCAAGGCACACCGCCAATAGTTATTTCATCCATCCCCCTGCGTTATTTGCGGATGATAAACACCGCGTTCTGGATGTTCTGCGTTCCAACGGGCGTTTGCGGAAGCTTTACTTTCCCTTCGTCAAGGATCTCCTGCCTCAATGACACAAACGTTCGCACATCGGAAGCTGACTTTAACTTTATTAAGGTCTCTTTGATGGTGCCATCCTTGTTGAGCACAACTGAATCCTTGATCGCTGTGTCAACCAGGTCCAACAAGAACTTTTTTTTCTTACGCTGTTCGGAAAAGGACTCGATGGTAAGGTTGCCCTGGTTCTCAATCTCCCACCTTGCAACACGGTCAACCCATCCAAACTTTTTAGACCACCTGTAAATAACCTGCGATGCCTTACCAAAATGCTCTGCGACCTTCGGCAACGAACGGTTCGACCCCATGTCAAGGTAGCACTCATACGCTTTGCGCTGCTGTAGCGTTTCCGGCTTCAACCCTTCGTTCGCCAATTCCCTTAACTTCTCTCGCGGAACGCTTCCCTTGTGCCAATTGCCCTTGTCGCCGTTTTCGCCAGTCCATTCCGACGGGACTGCGAGCGGGGACACACTCGTCTGCGCTTCCTTTACATCCTTTTTAATCTTTCTCGCTTTACGCACCTGCTTGGGGAGAACAGACATGTGTGGCAATCCTCCTGTCTTTGTGGTATAAATGAAAATTTTTACAATGTCAATAGTTTTTGTACCAAACTTTGCAAAATGGGCAAAGCCGAATGGCGAGGTTGGTTTCCCTATGCGATTCGATAACATACAAATTCAAGCAAATTTTTATAAAAAAATGCTTGACAAAATGTTCTGGATCAGTATACTGGCCACGAAAGGAAGGAAGCTATATGGGAAACAGAAAAGTAACAATCTCGCAACGGATCAGGGCTTCAATGCGGGTTAAAAATGTATCCGTGCATAAGCTTGCGGAAAAGCTTGGCATTACCCCGCAGGCAGCATATTATCGGCTCAACAATGATTTTTCCTGGAAGGTAGCCGACGTTAAGCGGGTATCGTCTATCCTTAACGTAAAGGTAGAAGATTTAATTTAACAACAAGAAAAAGGAAAGGAGAAAAGAAATGGATTGCAAGGCTTTCAGCCCCACGTTCGCTCGTTCCACCAACACCCTCGTAACAGATTGTCTCCACAGGTACGGCCCAGAGGACCAGGTAGGTTATTGCGCTCGCCCGGACATGTTCAGGTGCATCAAGGATGTCAATAAGCTCGTTATGCCCATTTCCTATTCAAGCGCAAATGACTTTCTAACGTGCCACTATCTGTATTATTTGAAGCAAATCAGGGGCATAGCTGTCAGGGACATCCACAAATCACCAGCGTTAAAAATGGGAGCGCTTTGGGACGTGGCCCTCCAGCGGCTCCTCGGAGCGGACATCAACGTTAACGACACAGTAGAGATATTCGGAATTGAAAACAGGGAGGTCGCCAAAGTAAGGGCCATGAACAGAGCGTACAAGGCCCTCGGAATCGAACCTGAAAAAGGATATGAAGTCCAGCGGCCGTTTATCCACAAACTTAATGTTTACGAAAACAGTGACAGCCATGTCCTTGTGAGGGGATTTTATGACAGGGCCTATGCTGATCATTTCGTTGAAAACAAGCTTACCGGCAAGCCTGACTTCTATCTGGACATTTACTTTATCCAGAGCCAAATCGGAACATATTTCCTTGTTGATAAAGACATGAAATCGGTCACTATGGAAATTGCCAGAACCCCGGAATTGCGAAGCGTCGGACAGTATAAAGACGAAACAGATGAAGCCTATGAAGAGCGTGTGTTCCAGGATATAATCTCACGTCCGTCTCATTACTTTATAGGATGGAACAACCAGACAAAAACATATGGGAAAAAGTACTACCGTGGCGAATTTGATCTTGAGGAGATCGCTGGCAGGTACAAGAATGTCGTACGGGAAATCAGGGAATGCTCAGCGTTTGACGGCTGGTATAAAAACGACAGGGTTTGCAATAACATATTGCCGGGGATCCAGTGTGATATGTTGGGCGTTTGCCGACATAACGTCATGAGCGAAACAATCTATACCATAAGAAAGGAGGTGTTATAAAAAGGGAAGGGGATGAACACGATAACATAACGGGACAAAACGAAAGGAGAAAAGGAATGAGGCTTTACAAAATCAATGAACTGACCGAAACCACGGGTGACCTGATGCTGCTTTACGGAGACTCCGGAGTCGGCAAATCGGTTACGGCAATCCAAACTTCACCAGAACCTATCCTTTATATTATGGCAGAGGGAAGAGACGTTACGAAAATGCTTAAAGCAGCGCAACGGCCCTCTGTTAAAATCCAATTTGGTTTTTACACTACCTGGGATGACCTGATGGATACGGTCAACAACCGGGAATTCTTCAAGCCATTCAAAACAATTGTGATCGACAGCCTCAGCCATCTCATGTCCATAGGGCTGAGTGACGAGATCCTGGAAGAAAGCTATGACGCAATGGATAAAAAAAAGGTAGACAAGGAGCTTACCATGCGCGTCAAAATGTCCATGGAGGGGTATGGGACACTAGCGGGGCAGATGTTAAGGTTTACCAACGCCATCACTAAGCTTTCACAGGACGGGCATGTCGTCATTTGCTTGGCGAGAACTGAACAATCACCCAAGTTCAACAGGGCGCTGCAGGGTGCTCCGGCGCTAAAGGGGCAAGAGTATTCGAAACACATGCAGGGCTTTTTTGATTTCATCGGGCTTGTTGAACAGAGGGTCGAGGACGGCGCCATCACATATCCTCCCAGCGTAAGCTTTGAATCAGACGGAAGCTTTATGGCCAAGTGGACCGGGCTGATGCCGCAGGGGGGAGTCTACAAGCGGGTACTGCATATTGAGAAAGTCCTGCAGGTTGCGCACGGCGAATCCAATGGCAAAAAGGAATGAGAAAGGAGGGCTCGGAATAAGACAAAAAGAAAGGAGAAAGCATGGACGATGATATGTTAAAAGAAACTGAGTTGGAAGACACCAACGTTGTCGCGTATTTGCATTACTGCGGACTCAGGTTTACGCCCATCCAGCAGGAAAGTGGAAGGGTCGCGTTTGTGGTTCACGGGGACATAGGTCCCTATATGGACAACATGTATAAAAACGCGGACGTGAAGGTCCTGGATTTCATCAAGTGTCTCAAGGCGGTGAGATCCAGCATGTTTAACCTTAGGAAAATCAACGAAAATTAAAAAAGGAGAAATGTATGAGCAGAATCGAAGGAAGAGAAAAAGCGGAACTGGGTGGTGGATTTCAGGTAATTTCGGATGGTTGGCATCAGTGCGCTGTTGGCGAAGGGATCGACCTCATGAAGAATAAAGAGGGAGAGCTGGTCGTCAGCAAGTTCGGCGGATGGAACCGACTCGTTATTCCTATTGTTGTTTCTGAAGAGGGGGAAGAGGACGGCAGACAAAACCAGATCGTCCTGAATTACAAAGACCCCAAGGATGAACAGAAGCTGGCCGACATCATCGCTTCATGCGGGATGTGGAACAAGTTTGTGGAAAACTTCAACCTTGAAAGCACCACGCTCTGGGACGACGGGCCGTTTACGGCGTTCAAGACTAAGATCCAGGGCAAGTTCCTCGACGTACTGTTTAAGTCGAAGGAGGGTAAGGATAAGGACGGCCATCCCACCGTGTATGTTAACCCGACGATTATCAAGAAGGTAGGGTTGCCACGAACGGAAGACGTGCCCGCGGCATCAAAAACAAAGAGCAAGGATGCTGCCCCCACGGAAGCTCCGAAACAGAAAGCGACTGAGTGGTAGCTTGCAGCGGGAGGTTGGGGACGGCCCCTTCCTCCCGTTTTTTTGGAGGAACAAAATGGGAAGAATCACACCACGGGAAGGGAATGTTTCACTGAGGGGAAGGCGATCAGCCCCAAAGCCATTCAAGGGAGAGTTCAAGCCGCACGCTTTTCCGGATGGTTTTGTCCTTATTATAGACACTAGGGAGCAGGACCTGTTGTTTGACAAAATGCCCAAGGGGTTGACGGTGAAACGCGATAAACTTGACGATGGGGATTATAGTATTGTCGGGTTTGAGGGCACGTTCGCGATAGAGCGCAAGAAGATCAGCGATTTCCTTGGGTATATCACTCACGAAAGGGAAAAGACAATAACAAAAATGAAGAGGCTGGCGAAAATGGATTTCGCTGCGCTGGTCATTGAGGTAGACGAGGACGAATTGTACTTTGGCAGTTCATATTCGCAAGTCGGCGCGGAAGTAATTCGGGCAGCGCTGGTAAGCTTCCAGGTACGGTATGGCGTCCATATCTACATGAGTAACGACAGGGGGAAAATTGAAAGATGGATTCTCGATTGGGCAATAAAATACCATAATGTCAAGAAGGAGGCATAGCTATGGCAAGAATAACACCAAAAGACCGCGGGGATGTCCTCGACAGCGAAGTAGCCATAAAGGATAACGTTGACGAGAAGCGGTGGTTTGAAAAAATCAACTACGACGAATTGGCCATACCATACATAATAAGGCCGCAGCGGGGAACCAGAAGGATAAACTTTACAGGCGGGTTGTCGCTTTACGATAAGGCGCTTGAGATCAAGGAATCAGCCCCGCACAAGTACAAGCACACTGGTGATGTCGACAGAAATGCACACTATATCGGGATATACATGTTGTGGCAACGTGACGTTGTGGCCATGAAAGGAAGGAAGTGTGTAGACAAGGCCAGGAACGCGTCAGATTCATTCATGCGTATGGCAGATGAGCGGCAGGCTTACAGAGATATGGTGAGCGCATTGTTTGACAGGCTGCACATCGGGACACTTGACGAAGAGGAGTTAGCCAAGGGAGTTTACTCCATCATGGAGGCGATCGAAGGCGAAGAAAAGAAGGAATGGTTCATCAAAATGATCGAAAAAATGTACAACGACACCGACACATTTTCACGTGGAGACAAAAAAATCAAGATGCGACTGAAAAGGGCCAAGGCGAAAGCCGCTGGTCTGAGTGTAATAACAAACGAAGAAAACTAGGAACAGGTGTGTAAGTGTGTAAGCGTGCGAGTGTGTTGATGTGTAAATGTGTAAGGGTGTAACTGTGATTGTGTGTGGAAATGCGAAAGTGTGTA